CAGCGCGACATAGTATGGCTGCATCTCCGGGGAAGCCCAACGGTAGCCGTAGTTGCTGAACCCCTCGACGACCTTGCCGTTGTGCAGCTGCACGATGGACAGCATGTAGCGGGCCATGGGATCGTCGCCGAACTCCAGCACCTCCTGGTAGCTGAGCTCGGCCATCTTGTACGCGCCAGCCTTCTGGTAGGCCATGGCAATGTTCATGGTGATGGCCTTGTGGTCAGCGGTCTCGTTCAGCGGGACCTGGCTGCGCACCGTCTGAAACAGCTTGACGATGCCAAGGAAGTCACCTTTGGCTTCGAGCTTCGGAACATCGGTGTTCAGGTTGATGTTCATAGCACGTGCTTTTTGAGCGCAGCCACTGCCACCGGCACGATCGGCTCGATCAGCTCCAGCATGGCCTGGGCGTAAACACGGATCTCATACTGGGCATGCTCGTGCAGCCGCAGGCGCAAGAAGTTGGCCAGGTTGTGCAGGTCCACCGTGGCGAACATGTGGCTGTACGTGTTGACCGGCAGCACACCACGGGCCAGCTCACGGGGGCAGCCCTCGGCAAGCAGTGCATGGTAGGTCGCAAAGGCACCTTCGCCAGCCGACAGAATCGCCTGCTGAATGTGCACAGACAGTGGGTGCTCCTTGTCAGTCCGCATCTGCTTGTTGTTGGCCGACTGCGTGGTGATCTGGCTGACCTCTGGGATATAAAACTCCTCCGGCAGCTCAGAGTACCGGGCGGACACCTCGTTGAAGCTCCACGTCCGGTGCCGGTGCCACTGGCGGAGCACGAAGATCGGCGCCTTCACCTCGAAGGTGAACTGCACGCACTCAAGGGGAGAAGTATGGTGGTTCTTGACCAGGTAGTCGATGAGCTTGGCGTCTTTGCCCTCATCAGCACCAGCACGCCACTCGGCGTCATACGAGACCCTTGCAGAGCGCACGATGGAGAGGTCAGATCCCATGTGGTCGACCAGCCTGACAAGGCCGTGGTTGAGAACTTTGATTTTATTCATGATGTAAGTCTTAATGTTGTTCGTCGCAGCAGGTCGGCTTCGACCGCGGTATGCAGCGCCTGAATGTCCTGGTCTATGAGGGTGTTCAAACGAGGTGCAAGTGCAAAGGCGAGCAAGCCCGGGTAACACGCTGGCAGCAAGTGCCGAACAGCATCTTCTGCCATGGAAAAGCTGTATGCGTTCATTTGGTGGTTGCTGCTCTCCGCCATGTCGATGAGCTGATACCGGCCATAGAGCGTATGGTTCACAGGTCTCTCCGATCCCGCAGACCCAGAAACACAGGGTGACGCGGCTTGTCTTTCACGCCGACAGGGAAGAACTTGTACTTGGCGAGCTTGCCGAGGTACTCGTCTTGTCGGGCCCAGAAGGTGCCGCGCTGCAGGGCCGTAAGTCCAGTTCCAATTGAGAACTCGACTCCGGTGTGGATGTCTCTGACGAGAAACGCACCCAGTGTGTCTTTGCCCACAAGACCCGCCTGTGCTGTGCTGCGTTTAGTTCTGCCCAGTTCATTTGTTTGTGCCTCGTTACCGTTGAACATCTCCTCCTCGAAGCCGATGATCTCAGCCTCACTGTCCTCAAAGCGCTTGACCTTGAGCAGGTAGCCTTCGTTGACGGTGGAGCGACCGAACTTGTACGGAGCGTTGGGGCTGCGCAGGATGATGCCCTCGTAACCCTCGGCCACAGACGAGGCCTCGTACTCGAGCATCTCGTCTTCGTTGTGCATCAGGTTCTGCGCCAGCAGCGTGATCTGGTGGAAGTCGCTCCAGACGCCAGCACCCAGCGTGTCGAGCATGATGTCGCGGCGCGCCTCGAAGGTGCCTCCGCAGGCATGGTGGTCGAACACATAGAAGGTATAGGCCGGGGTCTTGTCGTAGGCCATGACGTTCGAGACCGACTCGTTGTAGCACGTCGGGCTGGTGGGCTCGCCCACAATCAGTTCGCCGTCCAGGCCGTTCAGCCTGGCGTGGCTCAGCTGACTGTAAATGTGCTTGTTCGGGATCGGCTTGAGCGTGCGGCTCAGTGCCTTGCCGTCCACGATGCTGCAGCGGATGCCGTCGAGCTTGGGGCTGGCGTACACCGGATAGCGGATCTTGGAGAAGTCTGCGGCCACTGCGAGGGTTGGTTTGAAAGCGCTCATTTGATCTTCACCAGTAGATTTTTCATGCTCCATCCACAAAGGCAGATGAAGACGTCGTCAATCAGCTCTTTGCCTTTGATGTCTGCGGTCTCATATAGGTTGACCAGCAGCAGGCTGTCGTCAGCATCGTCTTCGGCCATAGCGCGGCGAACGCAGTCGATTAGGGTCATCTCATGTCCTTTGGTTAGATTTCATTACAAGGCTCAGAGCCTTCTGAGCCAGCGTGTCGCCCATACGGGCGCGGTTCACAACAGCCTGGCCGGTGGCCTCGGCGCTGGGCATACCCAGCACCATCACCCGCCACTTGCTGGTCTCCAGGTCGTAGACGTGCTCCAGAGCCCACCCCTGCGCGGCGGCGAGCGTGTTCTCTTCGGCTGTCATTAGATCGTTGTTAGACATTAGATTACGAGGGCGTGAAAAGGCCCCGAAGGGCCTGGTGTTTCAGTTGCCGGGCTTCTGCCGGATCGAGATGATGAGGTTGGGGAACTCCATCGTGATGACGTTCCCCTCCTCAGTGATGAGTACGGACGGACGGTCAGCAAGCACCCTCGGCGTGTATTCCAACGCATGGGTGTAGAGCTTGGGACCCTTCGAGCCTTTCCATTCGTAAAGCCAACGAGACCGGCTGCTGCCTTCCTTCGGGGCGGGGAGGCGCACGACTTGTCCTTTTCGCCAAAGGTTCCCCAAGTAGTCTGAGACTCTGTTGGCCGACGCGGCGTGCTCGCGGATTTGCGGCATGTCGAAGAATGCCTGAGCATCCATAGGCTCAGAGGCCGCTTTTAAAGCGGCCTCCAGTGCGGGGAATAGTCCTGTCTCGTTGTTACGCATGATAGTGCTCGATGAAGTTGATGTCCTATAAGTTAAGTAATGCGGTTCCGGCTTGTCTTTTCACGCTCGTTTTAATCCCGTGTTGGTGTAGACCGCATAGGTCCTGCGGCGCTCGGGGCAGAGTTCTCTGGTCGCCACGGCGTCTTTGAAACCGGCCAACCGCTTCGCCCTACCCCTTTGTCATCTCTGTGATGATTTCTGCGAGTGTATTACGGGAAACCATCATCTTTCGAAATCTTTCTGCGACTATCGGGCTCGCCCAGCTTGTGCCGGGGAACCAGACGCCGCCTTCTTTGCACCCGATGATGACGCCAACCTTACGACCCTCAGCGTGCCTGGATGTAATCCAGTTCTTCTGAAGCTCGGACAGGCCGGGCACCACCAGGGTGTCAGCGCGCTTGGGAAGCACGTTGAACTTGTACTCGATCCACAAGTCGCCCGCTGGGCCGCTGTACCAGCAATCCGGCTGGCCTGAGTTGTAGACGTTGTTATTCTTGATTCGATAAAGCTCCCGAGGGAGGTGTTTATGAACAGAAGCAATGAAAGTGTTTTCAGGTTGTCTGCTCACCAAGCGTCTCCTCTGCGAATCTTTCTGATATGCGCGTCGGCTACGCCATAAAGCGGAGCTAACTTCCTGGACCCGAGCGGCGAGGCTCTGATCTCAGCGACTTGCGCGGCGGTCAACTTAGCAGACCCGTTGGCTTCGCCGCCCTGATGCGAGCCGTGCTGTTTCTTGCGTAAGCAGTTTTCGCTATGCGTCTCCCACGCTAAGTTATCAACTGCATTGTTGTCAGGGTCGCCGTCGAGGTGGCTGGCAGTATGTAGCGGCGGGCACAGTCCTTTAAACGAAGTAAGTACCATCTCGTGCACGGCGTACTGGACCTTACGGCCGGCGTACGCGCACACATAATAGTACCCGCTCACACGTGGTTTGATTACCTTAGGCGGCTTGTCTTCAAACCTTACCCTGCCCAATGACGATACGCGGAAGCGCATGTCAAATGGGTAGCGTTTCCAGGACTCAGGCGTCGCCATCTTCTTCGACGAGGGTGATGACGCCTGCGTCGATCAGGGTCTGCAGCGCCGCAGCGACGCTTGGCCCCACTGGCACGGGCATTGCCTTCGGCTTGACACCAGCCAGCTTCTCGCCCAGGCTGACCCGGTTGTCTTCGGGGGAACACACGGGGCAGCCCGGGAAGTCACAACCTTCGATCGTTTCCTCATCGAAGCCCCACACGCCGGCAGCGTCAAGTGCTGCGCGTGCTGCGCGGTTCTTTGCTTCCTGTATGTTGTCGAGCGTCGGCTCAGCCTGCTCAGCGATGAGCCGCTTCTCCACCAGGCGCGTGTAGCCGATGATGTCGGTCCACGAGTCGATGTAGCCGGGGTCGCCGTTGAGGATGCGGCCGATCTTGTGGGCCACCATCTCCAGGGCTTCCTTCATGTCGTCGGTCATCAGGTACCAGTTACGGCCCAGCTTCATGACGTCTTTGATGCCCTGCGTGAGGTTGGCGTGGTCGTCGAATTCACCGTAGCGAGAGCCGCGTTCGGCGAGGGTCTGGTCGATGGTTGGGGTCATGATGGGAGTCTTCCGAGGTCATAGAGTTGGTCATACGTTCTTTGTGCGTATGAGATGGGGTCGCCGATGCCGCTGGAGACAGCAGCAATCACGAGGGCGAGAAAGAGGTCGTCTCTGTTCACGGTGCGTTCCTGTAGAGTTTCTTGAACTGTCGGTTGCCCAGGGCTTTCACCATGGCGCGGCGGTTCTTTCGGTTGGTGGGCGCAGACGCCGGGATGTTGAGAGGGACGAAG